TGTTTGCTACGTTTAGTTGGTTTACTGCTGCGCTATTCTTAACACGGATAACACCACCGGCAGTAGACGTTAGCAAGTCATCTAGGTTTACTTGACCCTCTACGGCAGTTACACGTGCGTTGTTTGTTAGGTATAGGTTGTCTAGCATCTGTCTTAGAATAGTAGACTTGGTTAGTTGCAAGTCCATAGTCCTGTCTGCTAGTGATTGACCAAAGAACTTGTGCGGAATAGGGATTGGGCATACAGAGTGGAATGGTACGTAGTCGCACTCTTCGTTAGATAGTATTTCTTCGCCACCAATGATAACCCTGCGTAGTTCTAGTAGACCGTTAGAGTCTGTGTCTACCTTGATGTAGCACTCAAATATCTCTACCTCTTCCATAGACATATCAGATGACTGTGCATAGTCTGGCTGCTCATCACGACCAAAACGAGCTAGGCGCTCTGGTGAATACTCTAGGCGGTCACCTGCCGGTATTCTTTCAACTACATTCTTATCGTAGCCCATTGCAATCAAGTCACCTCTAGCAATCATTCTACGGTGAGCTGTGAATGGTGAGTCCTCAATGGTCTTAGCACGTTTGCTGATTAGAAACTCTTCCGGTGGTACGTTCTCAATGGCAATACGACTCTCATCGTTTATGCGCTGTATGGTCACGCTGTGTGTGTTGTAAGGGAAGCCATCCATGCCAATAACTACATCAGTCACTTGCTTGGTAATTTCCCACTCACCTGTCTGCATAATCATGGCTAGCTCGTCATCAGACAAGCCCTTGTACTTCTCTTTAATCGTGTCTTTCTTTTCTTCCCAGTAGGCTTTAACTACACCAACCTTCTGTAGTAATGCATCTTTAAACCAGTTATGCAGGATTAGGAAGCCATCGTTGTCTTTATAGAACACCCAGTTTGCCATGTCACTAGCTTGGTCAGCTAATGGTTCTTCACCGTCTTTAGTTGGCTCAAAGCGTACTGCGTCTTCGCATGATGTAAACACACGGATTAGTTGAGGCAATGCACCGTCTACTGCTTCAGCTACCTCACCGGTAACTACTTGGCTGCGACCTTCTACCTCAGTACCGTACTTGTCACGGAAGTAGTAGTTCATGGCATCAGCACGAGCTTGAACTGTATCGGACTCTAAGTAGCCAATAGCGTTATTAATCTCGTCAGCACATAGTGCCTTTAGTTCTTCTTGGTTCATCATACGACCCATGCCTTATTTTGTTGTAATGGTTTAGACCACGTTGTATCTACTTCTACTAACCCTATTGCTAAATACCTAAACGAGTCTGCAAAGTGTGATGACCAGTCGTGAACTGGCTTATCGTAAAACACATTCTGCTTCTCGTTAAACTCACGTCTATAGTTACGCAATGCAACCAGACCGTTCTTTGTCCGTTCCATATCAAACCAGCATCTAGGCAGCATACGTCTGACTGCTTGAATGCCATCTGCTATAGATAGGCTTGGTGCTACTGTTACGTCTAGTCCTGCTTCCATCAACACCTCAAGTCTACTGCGACCTGTGGTCATCTCTCTGACTCTTACATCGTGCGGAAGTATCTGCTGACCTTTGTCATAGCCATTATCACGTAACCAACTAACATAGTAATCAAGTCCTACTCCGTGGTTCTCTGTGCAATCTATTAGCTGTATCTCTTTGCCTACTATCTGGGCTACCCAAATACAAGTAGAATCAGACACACCCAAATCCCAGCTACAAACAATCTTTGCCAGTTCGTCTTTAGGAATCTTAGTAACTCTGTTCTCGTTATCAGCTTCATGTAATAGTGACCCATAGTAAGCACCCTCTACCGGTGCGTCAAAGCTACACTCAAACTCTTGCTTGTACTTATCCTCGCCCATCTCGTTCTTAGCACTAGCCAACTCTTGTGGGTCTAGTATGCCGGTATCACTAGCCTTAAACTCTAAGAAATTCCAACCTTCTGTGACCATTGCACGTTCTTTGAACTCTCTAAAGTGATTGTTACCTTTAGGAGTACCAATAAATAAGCAGTAACCTTTTCTGTCTGCTAGTGCTGGTCTTATAATTTCATTCCAAATCTTTGGGTCTTGGTCACCGACCTCGTCTAGTACAACACCATCAAAGTATTGACCACGTAAGCTGTCACCGTTCTCACTACCGTAAAGACTGATACGCTTGTCACCAAGAAAATCAATCCTCAACTCACTAATGTTAGCTACAGCATTTAATGGTCTTGTGTACTCTAGTAAGTAATCCCAAGCAACTCGTTTAGCCTGTGAGTAAGTAGGTGCTATATAAGCAAACCTAGCATTAGGCTTATCAAGCAATATGGCTGATTTTAGAAGCGCATTGATTGCTGATACTGTCTTACCAAATCGCCTGTGGGCAACTACAACTACAAACCTATTGTTCTCTATTGCATCATGTATTAGTAACTGGCTTTTTCTTGGTCTGTAATCAATCTCTACGTTTAGCTCTTCCATGACACTACCATTTTTACTGGACTGTCAGCATCACTTCCAAGTTCTACGCTAGATAGTTTAGGATGTATATAAGGTGCTGCATCTTTAGCTACCCTTACTGCATTCTCAACATCACCAGCTTGATGATACTTAATCATCGCATCAACCATTACTTCTAAAGGTGTTAAGCCTAGCTCAGCACACTTATTGGCTATATCTCTAGTCTTTGCTGTTAAGCTACCAGCTTTTCTTCCTGCACCTGTTCTTGCACCACCGTGAGATGATTTATCTTGATTATTTTCAAGTTCCATTTTGTTGTGACTCCTAGTAGGTTGGTCACCCTGTTGTTAAAATTAGTTTACCAATGATGTATTGCGTTAATAACGAGTGTAATGTTAGCGATTACAGCTAACAAGATAATAAACCAATGGTCATTCATTACTTACCTTTGACCTTGTTAGCCTCGCTGAGTGCGATTGCTATTGCCTGTTTACGTGACTTAACTACTTTGCCACCTTTGCCAGAGTGTAGGTCTTTGTCTTTATACTCACCCATTACAGTACCAATCTTTTCTGCAATTTTATCCATGTTTCGCATAATTATCCTTAAACTCTTTATGATATTTATCGTATGCTTCGCTTGCAACTAATTTTGCTAATTCTAAGTCTTCAAAATAACCAATATATTTATTGTCATTGTATATTCTAAATTGTACTAACCACTTATTTGAAGATTTATTCCAACTTACACCTTTGACTCCAGATGTATTATTTTTTTGAATGCCTCTATTAAATTGATTTTGTGATAAAGAGCATTCACGTAAATTTTCAATTCTATTATCAGTTCTATCTCTATTTATATGGTCAATAAATTTTGGCATATAACCATAATGATATAACCATGCTATTCTATGCGCTAAATGTGCAACATAATTTATTTTAAGATGAATATATCCAGTTTTTTGAATTGACCCAGCAATATCTCCAGCTTTTATTTTACTACTTCTATTTTCATTCCAAACAAATGTTCCATTATCTTTGTTGTAATTTAATAGCTTTTTAACTTCACTTTGTGTAATCATATTAACCCCTTTAGTTAATAGCCTTATTGAATGTATTGGCAGGATAGTAAGGTTCTATCTTTTCGGTCGCTAAACCTAGCCATACAAATTTAATCTGTCATTGGATTTTCAAATTCTTTCTTTTCCCAAACACTACATAGTCTACTGTTATGACAAATTAAGCTAAGTTTTACACACCATCCACGTTGAGCTTGACCATCATACAGGTCGTACTTGTTTAGTGGGATGGCTTCCATAGCCTCAAACATTTCGGGAGTGTTGTCGTAGTATTCGCAGTTACCGCATCGTTGACGCTTGACTTCTGCTGGTGTGATTCGGAACATCTTAGCCATCTTTGCCCAGTACTCGGTATTAGGCAAACTTGGGTTCATAGCTCCTAGAGAATAGTTATCAATGGCATTCTTGGTGTTGTCAGCAATCTCTTTGGCTGTGCCAATAGTAGTTTTTGTGTCTAACAAACCTCTTGCCATAGTTATTCCCTTAAAAAGTAGGAGGTTCTCGCAACTAGACTACCTCGGAGTCTACCCTATCACGTCTGAGGGGCATTGGTTACTTTCTAGCGATGTACAGTCGCTGGAATAAAAGAGTAATGCAAACTCGCACTACTATAAATCGTTACGTGACTTTACCATACTAATCAATCGTGGTCAATATATCACTTTTAATGGTTTTAACTATGGTAACGTGTCTAAAAAAGAGCAGAATGTAAACACGTACACGCTAATGTGTACACTTAATCAACAGGAGATTTATCATGTGGACATCACCAGCAGCTACTGAAATGCGTTTTGGCTTTGAAGTTACTATGTACGTAATGAACAAATAGTCTAAACATTTGTTTAAACATAGCCGGTCAAGACTGCTCTTGGC